TATCTATATTGACCTTGAGGTGGTCTTGTACTTCTACCCAAATAGTTTAACCCTGATATATTTGTGATACATTTGTGTCCTCCCGAATTGGCTTGAATCAAATCCCAAGCATTGATTCCAATCTTATCCAACATCTTTTTTTGTTCTTCAGATAAATCTTTGAATGGTGTTTCCATCATATCTTTGATGCGATTAAGGATTTCCTCACCACCGTCCATGAACATAAACTTCTCACCATATAATGCGTCAAAGTCTTTGAATGTAAATCCAATACTTTCAGGACCAACAGCAGTTTCACTTACCCACTTGATAGTAGATAAAGGAATTGTTCTTTGTTTCAATTGGTCTTCCCATTTACCCAAAACCTCTTGAGCTATTTCACCCAAGTTAACACCTTTAAGTTCTCTGTTTTTTTTGAATGGGTTACAAGATGCTTGTACCAATCCCATTGGCCAAGCCATGATTAAGAAATCGGCTTCAGGATTATTTCTGAACGGAGTGTATCTATCGTATGAACCAGGTTTGAACATACTACCACCACCATATTGAAAGATAATATTATCACTAACCGTTGGGAAATCTTTCATGGACTGTTTGTAGTCCTCGGCATTCTTTTGTAATTCTTCAGGTTTTGCTGCGTTTGTTCTTTTCATCCATGATTTGATGTTAGTTAGTATTGACATCAAAGATGGGTCAGAATCCATAACTAATTGTTCAAGAAATCCTGGTTTGTTTTTGAAAGCTAAAAGTAATTTGTTAATTACAAACCCTAATAACATTTTGTTCTTTTGTAATGGTTTGTCTTTATCAACTCTGAAAAGGTAGTTGACTACTTCTTCAGGAGTGATGTCGTGTTTTGCAAAATCGGCTGAGTCAACAGTGTTGATTAATAATATGTCTGAAGATGGAAATAAATCTTTTGGTGAAACCACTTGAGATATTGTTTCTACATTTGAACGAGCACCTCTGAATTGTTTTGAAGTACCTTTTTCAACACCAACTTGTCTATCGTGGTGGTCTGTATGAATTACAAACATTGGTTTACCATGAGCAAAGTCAACAAGGACTGGCATTGTGTCACCAGTTGCGTCATTCTTTTTAACCGCAAATTCTTTATCACCATATTGGATTACATGACAACCAACCACATCAATACCATTATCTTCAAGGTATCTTTTCATGGCAATAGCTGTTGTCACACCATCTAAGTCTTGGTGAAAATAAATTTCAGCCTTAGGGTATCTTTTCCTTAAGGCTGAAATATTTCTAATTCCTGTCTCTTTGAGTATTTTTTTCATTAGTCTAATCCAAGCCAGTGAGCACCTTTATCAAAGATATCTCCGTGGTCTGAAACACATTGTTTGAATATTACTTTATCCGCATTTGGCATTCTTTCATTTGTGTCGTTACCCCAAACACCATCAGGTGTAACTTTAATCATTTGTTGATATTTTGCAATTGCTTGAGCACTTTTAGAATTAGGTAATCTACCAATACTACCATCCATTTTAAGTGCTTGTTCAGCATCATCTTTTATACCTTTTTTATTCAAAAAACATTGAATTGCCATGTTATAACTATAAGTTTCATTTTGTTCTTTTATAACACGTTTAACGATTTTTGTTAAATCTGATTCGGTTAATCTAATTACTTTTTTCATATTTTATTTTAATGTTAATAGGTATTTCAATCTGTTTATTTCTCCTAAAATTTCATCTCTAACATTCAACAAATCAGTGTCAGTTAATGAATCTAATTCGTTTGTCATATTTACCAAAAATTCAGTAATTCCATCCATAAAATTTTGTATAGTTAAAGAACTAATATCTTGAAACATTAAGGAAAACTCAGAATCAAATTCAGGTCTCCCATACTTTCCCATCATTGTTTCAGTAAAAGTATCAATTAAATCACCTAAATTATTATAAATTTTATTGTATGCTTTATGTTTTGAGTAACTAAATGTTTGCCAATGTAAAAATCTAAATTGATTTTGTATTTGGACTAGTTTTAAAATTAATTCTTCTTTCATAATTTTATTTTTCTTTAATATAAATATCCATAAAATAAAAAAAGGGTTGTGAAACCCTTTTATCTAAAATCTAATTCTATTTGTTTATTTCGGTCTATGAAATGTTGAACTCTTTCCTGTGCAACTTTGGTATAATTTTCACTTAATTCAATTCCAATCCATTGTCTACCACTTATTTCCGCAGCACATAAACTTGTACCAGAACCTGTGAATGGGTCAAGAACAACATCATTTTTGTAGGTTAAAATCTTAATTGCTTTTAAAGGAACATCCATTGAAAAAGTTGCCTTTGTCATTTGTTTTGTATCTGCAAAATAAGACCACTGACCGTAAACCAAATCCATAAACTCTTTTTTATCATCTTCCTGATAAACAGTTTTCTTTTTGGTTGTACCATCTTCTTGTTCAAGGTCAACTATATCACCTTTCCATTGTGGTTCACCTTTAACTTTCTTGATGTGGTTTTTCTTATATCCGAGAATAACACATTCTTTTGGATTATAGATATAAGGTGCAGATGGTGACATCCATGAACCCCAAGCTGTGGTTTTACTTCTATGTGGTGATTGTTCATCTAAGTCAACCAATCCAAAGAATTTGAATCCAACTTCTTTCATGATACTCCAAAACTCTGACATGAACAATACTCGTCCACCTCTGTCTTGTACGTTTACCTCATAAGGAATGTTTACAGCAATCCTTCCATCATCTTTTAATGTATGGAAAGCAGCACTCAACCACTCCTTTGTGAACCGCCAATAATCCTCCATTGACATTCTATCATCATGATTATCATAATCAATCCCCACATTATATGGTGGTGATGTAACAATCAAGTCAACAGATGACTCCGGCAATTTATTCATTTCTTCAATACAATCACCGTTAATAATTTTCCCTGTTTCTATCATCTTATTTGTTTTCTAATCCTTCTATAATTCTTTTTCTTTCGGCTAAAGTCTCTTCAAGTTGTTCGTGAATTGATTTTTTTGGTTCAAAGGACATATTTTTTATTTCCTCAATTCTTTTTAATGCTTTTTCGTTCATACTTCTCACTTGTAATGCACCTATGATAAGTGCAATTCCAAAAACTGAGATTGACCCGATTAAAATTACTGTTTCTGTTTGCATATATTATTGTTTTTCTAAGTTTTCAATTTTTCTTTGTAGATACCATAAAGCTTTCTTTAGGTCTTGAAGTTCTTTATCAACTTCTTTCTTACCTGCTCTTGATATGTATTTTACTGTGTTACCGAGATGGAAATCTAAATCCCACGCCTCAATAACTTTGATTGCTTCGTATTGATTATCTTCACCTCCGTAATGTTGTGGGTGGTTAACTTGTTCACTCATATTCGTCTTGTTCTAATTCTTTTTTTAACCAATCAGGGTCGTTCTTGAATTCTTTCCAAGTATCAAAGTCTTTCAACTTTTCAAGTATCAACTCTATTTTTTCTAATTCTACCATACTATAACAATGTAATATAATATCCTTTTATTTTCAAGGATTTCTTTAATCCAGTTCTAACACTAAACAATGGTTCTTTTGTCCAAGCCACTCCATGGTTGAATATTCTAAACCACCCGCCTACTTTATCGTACTGATATGAAAACAAATATGTTTTACGTATTTGGATTGCATATGTTTTAATGTATTCGTTTTTAATTTTATACGTTTTTAACCACATAATAATCTTTTGCGTATTTTGACTCTTCAATGACACCATCTTCAATTAATTGGTCTAATACTTTTTTTGTATAATCTTTTGATTCCCTGAGGATATATCTTGCAATATAATCAACATGAATCGGTTGTCTTAATTTACCTAACAATGTTTTAGTTTGATTGTTGTCTATGATTATTTTTTCCATTTTTTTTCCATGTATTCAATATATCTATATGTTTTGTTTCCATTATAAAACATCCACATAATATAATAGTCAAACCAAAACTCAATTTTCTTAAACAGTTTTTTCATTTTTAAGATTGGGTTTAATGAAGTTTATTATTTCGTCATTAGATTTTCCTTCACGAAACATTTGGTATATCTCATTACTTTGTTGGTCATCAAACATAAGAACATCGGCTTTACCATAATACTCCTTTAGTTTATTACTATTAAGAGCGTTGATGGTTGATTTTATATCAATATATCTTCTATTGAAACCCACACCACAAATATAAAACAATATTATTAAGAGTCAAAGTTTTTTATCTTACTTAGGTTAACAATTTGGAAAATATATGACATAACTTTCCTTTTCATAATTGGAATGACCGTTTGTTCCATTGGGAAATCTTGGCTACATTGCATTTCAAATACTGGTAATTTTTTGTAATAGTCAGGTTCAAAATTGAAAGATGAGTATTGTTCCAAAATAGATACTAATGTCATATCACTTGGAGCGTCTTCATATATTTTTTTAACATATGTCTTGTTGGATGTTGGGTCTTTCTTTGTTTTTCTTATTTCGTACTCCCAAACATAAATCATGTTTTCTTTTTTTCTGTAATAAAAGATGTAACCTCTACCTGCCGCTAACGCAGTCTTATTCTTTTTTACTGTAATTTCAATACTATCAAAAGCCAAGTTCCAAATTGATTTACCCAAGTTGAAGGTATCAAACAATCTATGATTTGAATACCTTATGGTTTTGTCCAACTCGTCTTCTTCTTCATCAGACAACTCTCTTGGTTTTTTAATCTCCAAATCTTTTAACATGATTTCATCATCACAAGATTCAAATTTTTTGTTGGTTAGGAATAATGTATTCTCCTTGTTTAAAGATTGCATGTTTGCAAGGTGTAAAGATAGTTCAACGAAATCGGGATAGATTTCAAAGTTGTCAAAATTTTTTTCGCATTTTTGTAGGTAATCCAACAAAGTGTATTTGTTGTATTCAAAATCCAATGGCTCTTTCAACATCCACTCTGGATTTAATTTGAATGGCATTTTCTTTTTTCTACCCATAAAACAATAATAATTAAAAAATAAATTTTATCAATTTATTCTCATCACATAATACAACTCATCTTGAACTCTGACATCATCCGCATTTCCATCGTACGAATTCAAGGTGTGACCATAACCATCCTCGTCAATAATAGATTCAATTAAAGAATCTTTATCAACATAATCATCCAAATCCAACCCGAACTCTTTCAAAAATTCTTCAGGGTCATATTCAACATCTCTAACTCTCGCTCTAATAGCATCTTCAATTGCAATTTCAGAGTAATCACCCTCTGGGTTATCTTGGATTTCAGTAATTTCATCTTTTATCTCCTCAAGTTTTTCATTTAATTCATCAATTTTTTCTTGAGTTTCTTCATCTTGTTCTTCATTTTCACCATCCATCTCATCTTCCAACATTGAAATCATGGATTCAATTTGTAACATATTTCTTTCTAATCTTGCAATAGTTTCTTCTTGTTTATCAGATAACAATCTTTGGTCCTCATCAATATATGATTCAGGATTATCTCTAATGTCTTGGTCAAATAA